ACCTAGAGTATTAATGCGTAGTATTTATGATTTTATAATTACTCCAAAGAAATCTAGGTACAATAATACTAAAACAATTGGTGATAAAGAATTGATACTAAACACAGAGATTTTTAATCACCAATATATTAGTAGAGAAGCTATTGTGAAATATATACCATTAGTTACTGACACTGAAATACAACCAGGTGACGAAGTAATAGTTCATCATAATGTATTTAGAAGGTGGCATAACATGAAAGGTGTTGAAAAAAATAGTAGAAGTTATATTGATGAGAACACATATGCTGTAGGGGAAGATCAAATATTTTTATATAAACATAATAAAAAGTGGATTACTCCACCTAATTATTGTTTTGTAAAACCAATTAAATCAAATGATAAATTTGACACAGAAAAAGAAAGACCTTTAATTGGTGTAATGAAACATACTAATAAAGATCTACCTAACATTAATAATGGTGATTTGGTAGGGTTTATACCTAGTAGTGAATTTGAATTCATTATTGATGGTGAAAAATTATATCGAATATTAACACAAGACATTTCAATTAAATATGAATATCAAGGAGACGAAGAAGAGTATAATCCACGCTGGGCATAAAGCAGTTGAGGAATTAATAAAAGTTGCTAAAGAACCAATAGTGGATTCTGATGATGATATATCAGCGGATAGATTAAAAAATGCTGCAGCAACAAAGAAATTAGCTATATTTGATGCTTTTGAGATATTAAATAGAATCGAAGAAGAAGAAAGTATATTAGAAAACAAGCCACTAAAAACAAAAGACAACACATTTACTGGTTTTGCAGAAAGTAGATCAAAATAATGTATAAACAAACGTTATATAAAGTAATTGAACCAATTCGTATCAATACCTTAAAACGATTAAATAAAGGTAAAAAATGGAAATACGGTTATAACAAAGAACATGATATTATTGTTATAAGTAAAACCGGTGAGATTGGTGAGATATATGATATACAAAATTTAAAAATAGCATTACCAAAACCTACTAAAGTTTATAGTAGATCAAAGAAAAAACCTGAACAATATTGGGAAAGGTTTGAAAATAAAAAAGAATTAAAAAATATTAAAACTATATTTGACTGGAGGGCTTATCCTGATAGTTCAAAAGAACAATGGATAAACTACATCAATGAGGAATTTAATAGAAGAGAAAATGGCTTTTGGTTTAATAATAATGGTGTTCCTACTTATGTATCAGGAACTCATTATATGTACCTTCAGTGGTCAAAAATTGATGTGGGTGCTCCGGAATTTAGAGAATCCAATAGATTATTCTTTTTATTTTGGGAAGCTTGTAAAGCAGATACACGGTGTTATGGTATATGTTACCTTAAGAATAGACGATCTGGTTTCAGTTTTATGTCAAGCGCTGAGAGTGTCAACCTTGCTACTATATCAAGCGACGCGAGATATGGTATACTTTCAAAGTCTGGTTGGGACGCCAAGAAAATGTTTACTGATAAGGTTGTACCAATATCGATCAACTATCCATTCTTTTTTAAACCGATTCAGGATGGTATGGACAGACCTAAGAGTGAATTAGCGTATAGAGTACCAGCGGTAAAATTCACCAGAAAGAAATTACAAGTTAATGAAAAACTTGAAGACATTGTAGGTTTAGATACAACAATAGATTGGAAAAACACAGGTGATAACTCATATGATGGTGAAAAACTTAATTTACTAGTACACGATGAAAGTGGAAAATGGGAGAGACCTGATAATATACTACATAATTGGAGGGTTACAAAAACATGTTTACGATTAGGTAGCAGAATTATTGGTAAGTGCATGATGGGATCTACATCCAATGCTTTAGATAAAGGTGGAGATAATTTTAAAAAATTATTCAATGATTCTAATGTAGAAAAAAGAAATAAAAACGGACAAACGAAGTCTGGTTTATATAGTTTATTTGTACCGATGGAATGGAATTACGAAGGGTTTATGAATAAACATGGTATACCGGTTTTTGATACACCCGAGGATGCTGTTTATTCGCCACATAATGATTTAATAGATGTTGGTGTGATAGAACATTGGGAAAATGAGGTAGAAGGTCTTAAAAATGACCAAGATGCTTTAAACGAATTTTATAGACAATTTCCCAGAACTATTGAACATGCATTTAGAGATGAAACAAAACATAGCATTTTTAATCTTGCTAAAATATACGAACAGATAGATTATAATGAGGATATAGGTAAATCTAGTATTTCAACTGGCAATTTTCAATGGTTAAATGGAATAAAAGATACGAAAGTAATATTTTACCCAGACATCAAGGGTAGATTTAAAGTTACTTGGGTACCACCACTTAATTTACAAAATAACGTTGTAACCAAAAATGGTATTAAATACCCCGTTAATGAACATATGGGTGCTTTTGGTTGTGATAGTTATGATATATCTGGAACAGTGGATGGGATGGGATCAAAAGGTGCTCTTCATGGATTAACAAAATTTTCTATGGAAGATTGTCCACCTAATCAGTTGTTTTTAGAATATGTGGCTAGACCCGCAACGGCAGAAATGTTTTTCGAAGACGTGTTAATGGCTATTATATTTTATGGTATGCCAATATTATGTGAAAATAATAAACCTAGATTACTATATTATATTAAAAGACGAGGTTATAGGGGATTCTCAATGAATAGACCTGATAAAATATGGAACAAACTATCTGTTACAGAAAAAGAAATAGGTGGAATACCAAATACAACAGAAGATGTCAAACAAGCGCACGCTGCTGCCATCGAAACATATATACAGGAATATGTTGGTTTAAAACCTGACGGTACATATGGTGATATGTATCTTAACAAAACATTAAATGATTGGTCAAGATTTGATATAAACAAACGAACAAAATTTGATGCTACAATAAGTTCTGGATTAGCGATAATGGCATGTAATAAACACCTATATAATCCAAACATAGAAAGATCTGAAACTAAAATAAATTTTGGATTTTCAAAATATAATAATAAGGGAATAATGTCAAAAATTAGAAAATAAATGCAAAAAACACAACTCAAAACACAATTTCCAAGTCAAGCGGTAACAGACGTAGAAAAATCAAGTATTGAATATGGTTTAAATATAGGTAAAGCTATAGAATCAGAATGGTTTAAAAAAGATTCAGGAACAACTAGGTATCATAACAATCAGAATAATTTTCACAAATTAAAACTATATGCTAGAGGTGAACAACCTATTCAAAAATATAAAGATGAATTATCTATAAATGGTGATTTGTCATATTTAAATTTAGATTGGAAACCTGTACCTATTATATCAAAGTTTGTGGATATTGTTGTAAATGGAATAAATGACAGATCTTATGTTTTAAATAGCTATTCTCAAGATGCATTATCATTAAGCAAAAGGACAGAATATGTACAATCTTTACTTAACGACATGCGTAATAAAGAATTTATACAAACCGTTCAAGATAAATTAGGTGTTAATTTATTTAACAATGATCCTGAAAATTTACCAGAAAACAATGATGAATTAGCTTTACATATGCAGCTAGATTATAAGCAATCTGTTGAAATCGCACAAGAAGAAGCATTAAATAATTTGTTTGAAATTAATGATTATGAGTTAATAAAGAAAAGATTAGATTATGATTTAACTGTACTTGGTATCGCTGCAGTTAAAAATTCATTTAATACAGCTGAGGGCATAACAATAGATTATGTTGATCCATCAGATTTAGTATATTCGTATACAGAATCACCTTATTTTGATGATCTATACTATATTGGTGAAGTTCGAAGAGTGATTATTCCAGAGCTTAAAAAACAATATCCTCATTTAACCAATGAAGATATTAAAGATTTAGAATCAAATTATAGCACATCTGGTATTCACAAGTCAAGAAATGCGGCCGATCAAGATAAAGCGGAGGTTAATGTATTATACTTTGAATATAAAACGTATTCTAATCAAGTATATAAAATAAAACAAACAGCATCTGGCGCATTAAAATCTATTGAAAAAACAGATGAATTTGCTGCGCCTAAAAATGAAGCTGCACCATTTGAAAAAGTGAACAGATCTATTGAAGTATTATACTCGGGTGCTAAAATTGTTGGAACAGATATATTATTAGAATGGGGATTGAATAGAAATATGACAAGACCAAAATCTGATATTACTAAAGTTCACATGAGTTATAATATTGTAGCGCCAAGATTTTATAAAAATAGAATTGAATCTTTAGTTGGTAGAATGATAGGATTTGCTGATATGATTCAATTAACCCATTTAAAATTACAACAAGTATTAGCAAGAATGGTACCTGATGGTGTTTATTTAGATGCTGATGGAATTGCTGAAATAGATTTAGGTAATGGAACACATTATAATCCACAAGAGGCACTTAATATGTATTTTCAAACTGGTAGTGTTATAGGTCGATCAATGACACAGGATGGTGATTTTAATCAAGGAAAAATACCTATACAAGAATTAACATCTGGAGGTAGTAATGCTAAAATACAAAGTTTAATTGCATCGTATAATTATTATCTACAAATGATAAGGGATGTAACCGGATTAAATGAAGCGAGAGATGCAAGTACTCCAGATAGAGATGCTTTAGTTGGTGTTCAAAAATTAGCAGCCGCTAATTCAAATACAGCAACAAGACATGTATTACAAGGTGGTTTATATTTAACATTAAAAACAGCTGAGTGTTTATCACTTAGAATATCTGATGTTTTAGAATTTGCTAACACAAGAGAAGCATTTATTAAT